CCCATCACATCGGATGCTAGTAGCAGCAGTTTATCTACACCATTCTCTCAAACAAATCAGAAACAATCTGACAATCAATAGAGTCAGCATTTTCAAGTTGTTGTATTATATCTCTGATTTCCTCGTCTGAAGAGTCAAATCGCCGAATAAGCCAAGTCCAAGCACTAGTATATAGATCACTCTTAAGAGGATACTTATGGCTGACCAAGGTTTCAAAACTATACCCTTTGGCCATCATTTCCCTTTCATTCACCAATCCATAAGTAAACAATTCCTCAAGGCTACATTTCTTTCCAAGTCGAATCATCAATTCACCGAGTTGTCTATATATGGGCACATTACTAGCCCAAGAAAGCAAACTACAACCAACCATGTATGTCAACATATTTCTTGCCTCTACAAGTCTCTTAGTAGGCACTTGTGTGAGCTGGGTCGTCCAAGGAGTCATTTGATTGACTCTCCCAGGAATTCTAACACAGCGCCAACTAAGATCATCCCTAATAAACATCAAACTCTTGTAGGTTGCTCGCTCTATATCTTGATGGAAGTAAACTTTCTTAAAAATAAAACCAACACCTCCATCTTGCTGATCTTTCGTTGGAAAATTATCAGCAACAAACTTAGCTACAACATTCTGGAATTTAGACTCAATACAGGCTAAAACATCATCGCCCGTAACATCAAGAAAGTAATCTTGAGTCTCCTTCATGCCGCAGCTAGCAAAGATATAGCTCCAAACTAGACCCATTAAAATCGTGTTGGCCAAATAGGTACAACCCTCACCAGACGTCCTACCTCGACCATTCACTTTAAAGTAACCCTCATGATCGTTAGCCATAGCCCTCCAAGGATTGGAAGCTAGGACATAATCACGGAATTGCCTCGAGCTAATTGGCTCAGGTAAATTTAGGACATCTACTACATCAGCAAAGGAACCCTTTATGATCATGTCATATATCATATGACAACACTTATCAAATCTAGAACCATCTGCCTCCAAGAAGACAGGTTTGCGGATAGGTAAAAATTTATCATAAAAATAGGTCCCCATATCTTTAATATCCAAGGCGGGAGTCATAAAGGAAAAATATTCCTTATACCCTTTGGTCAAACAATCATACACGATATTTAGGGGCAAGCAATTTGAATCGTTAAAAATACAACGTTCTTTAACGTCGTTATCACTAGTATCCTTCTTATCATGTGGAACAGTCGTATACTGTTTCTCCACTTTGCAAAAAGTTTGCAAAAACTTCGTTTTCACCCAACCCGACCAATTTTCCACTTGCTCCATAATCTTACGTCGATAATCGGGTGAATAACGTGAACAGAAATCAAACCAGGTTAAGCTGGTACCTTCAAGAGAGCGACGGAGGTGCTTAGTAGCACCAGCCATCTGTTTCTCTAGAAATTGTCTAAACTTATTTGATTTCTTGATATCTAACTCCATTTGCAAATCAGTTGCTGCTAACATTGCCGCTATCTTACAAGGACGATCAGTGCTCTTAATTGTGGGAGTTCGAAGCACTGAACCTCTAAGTATCGGCCCCACACGCCAAGCCGCTATACGAGGTTCTCTCGTCCGCAACTTAGTTAGTAAAGCCTCGAAGTCTTTAGCTTGGGTTGGATCCCAAGATAAGGAATACTTAGCACGACGGTCATAACCACCAGGTTTGTCCAAAGACAAACGAGCTTGAATGGTGACATCAGTCTCCATCAAGTATTGTGGATTGTCGTCCGAGTAACGAGGTTTCCGATTAAATCGGAAAGTCTCGTTTAGGGAATATAGCAATGATAAAAAGACAATAGCACATGCGGGGAATCCGATGGATTGTTGCAACCCATCAGTATAGTGATCGAATGTAGAGGCGGGCCTAACTTTAGGTGTCAAATAATATAACAATCGGGAAAAACCTTCGACACCAATATAAAGTGTTGTGAGCACAACTAAAGCATAAAGGAATTTTCTAAGAAAAGATCCATAATCACGAACTGGTTTCTTTCCACTTATGGCTTCAGCTAGCCCAGCCAAAACTGGACTATTATTCATCGTATTCAAAACTAAGGTATGCATTTTCGCACTCCACGTCATTGCTATTAAAGCAGCATCGGTAACCTGGCGTATCATGTCAGGAGTCCAAACACGGTTTTCTGATTCCTCACGGATAAAGGCAGAAAATTTAGCCTTAATATCTGAAGGTTTCATCAAACCACCGAGCTGTGGCAACAATTTCGACACCAAATCAATTGGCGCGGAAAAAGTCTGCCTAGTCTCCACATCAAAGAAGAGACAAAACAATTTCGCAGTGTGAGAAGAGGGGACTCGCATTGAAATCATGCCGGTCTCCTCATT